TGAAGATTTCCCTAATATAAAGACCGGGAGTGAAGCGATGAACCACCGGACACTCCCTTGGCGGCATCTTCAGTATCTCAACATCGCATTGATTCAAGAAGTCATCGGGATCGCCGAATCCTTCCACGCTCAATGCATCAATCTTATTATTCAGTGTAATCGTCACGGGTAGTAAAGATAGTCCATTGTCCCACGGGAGAGGAATGTATCATGGATCAAGTTGTCTGGTCTACGATAATCCATAAACCTAGGAGGGCTGGCTGTGGGAATCTCGTCGCCTTCCATTGCCTTCTCTTCCTCTTGCACAGCCAAAGAGAGTTTAGTCAAGAACTCTTGGTCTTGCCTGTTCTCGCGGGCGTTAATAGCTAACAATGCGAAATACATCGCTTCCGGCGTGAACTCGACCAGCTCTTGCGGGTCGGACAGGTCAGCGTATGTCTTCGATGCATAGATGGTGATGCAGTTGCACCCCCTTGGTGCCTTGAACTTCCTCCAGCTTGGATTCACATCCCCCGGTTGGTAAAGAGAAATTAAAGTTTTAATATCTAAAGATGGATCATATGCAAAAACCCTGATTCTTCCTTTGGTTTTTGGCTTGCTTACAGATCTTATTCGTGTGTAAAGCTTCTCTGTTTTCGCTATATTTGGGCCGGGAATAGTTATTGCTGTAGCTTGATCGTAACCCCCATATTCAGAAAGCGCCTCAAAACTTATTGGCAGTCCAACATCTTCTGAGCTTTCAACCATAACGGCAATTTGGTATGGCTTTGCAAGATAATCTCTGAATAAAACATGCTTGCCGCCGACCTCGATGATCTGGCGGTGGCAGCTATTCTGCCACACAAACTTCGCATTTGGCGTTAGGTTATACCATTCGTCTGCCAAGCTCGCCGCCTCGTTATTAACCCATGCCGCCCGAATCTGGCCGTAACGTGGTGGCAGGATGAAGCAGGAATCGACACAGCAGATACAGAAGTATTCGCTGGTCGCATTCCATTCACGCTTCTCCCAGAGCAGGCGTCGAGCGCGATTGATGTAGGTTGTGGCCCGAGCAAAGTCGCAAGTTCCACTATCGCCAACCGCGCCCTTAACCTCCTCGACCATCTGTTCAAGGGTTAAAGGCATTATCGTTGACGATAATCTTACTTGCTATACATCTTTCCCGAGGTGGGAAGGGGCTTGGAAGAATAGGCGGTGGCCTTCTTCGTTCCGAGATTGGGTTTGTTTCCCATTCCTTCTTGGATCTTGCCACGGGTGGGCGCGCCACCAGACATTAACTTGGGTTCTGTTCCTTTAAGCATATTATTTAGTTTGGTTTATGGTTTAGTTGGTGTGGATAGCCGTCCACCTTATTGCGGTTACAGTCGCGGGATTATCGTTGATCAAGATACTAAATCCTGTCGTGGTTTGCCCTGACTGTAAAATGTATTTGCCCGCCGCCGCCGTGGTTGATGTGCCAACTGGCGTGATAACAACACCATAGCTGGCAGACGGGAGGGCGGTAAAGGTAATATTCTCTGTCGAGTTTCCTGCGGTGATTGATGCGACTCCGGTTCTAATCGTTACAATCTTACGATCCTCTAAATCATCAACCCTTGTCTCCAGCGCATCAATCTCGTTCTGCTGGCTTGCTAGTTGATTGTTGATGCTTTGGATTTCCGCAGGGGTAACATCTCCCAAGCCGGGGACATTGATCGTTCCGTTGTTCAGAACAGTGTCAATGAACTGCTGGAGAACCTCTTGCCAATTGCCGGACGGGCAAAAGTCGTCTGGGACATTTGGGAAAAGAAGCTGCGGGCTGGAAGACTCGTTATCCATTTGCGATAGAATAGTCCCAATATCTTTCTTGGCAACAAATTTCTGGGCACTCCTCCTCATCCTCTGGGCAGTCGCCAATTGGAGAGTCGTTGTTCATCTTGATGTTCGCCATCAACCTCAAGCGGTCCACCGTGGCAGCGCCCTCCAAATCCACTTTAAGTTGAAACTCGCTTCCCTCAATAGATGGAATCTCTGCGATGTCATTGCACTTGGCCGGGTCGGGAGTGTTGAACTTGTAGCGTTTGTAGAGGCTTCCTCCTCGGCGGGGAGTGCATGACGCAATGAGTTTAGGTGAGCATGGCTCACACCCATAGGTCGTTGGAACCTTTAGTTCAGACCAGCATGGGTTGCTGTCCGCTCGATACTCTACCGAGCTAGTGACATCGCCCTTGATCTCACTCATCCACATCTCTCCACCCGTAATCTTCTTTCGGATGAACTTGTTTGTCCTCTCTGTGCGGGAAAAGTCATACCTGCCCGTTACAAAGAAGCTCTTGATCGGCACGGTTCCGTTCTCTCCGTAATCGTCCCCTTGCTTTACCGTGATCTCATAGAGGCGGTTCTTGTTGTCTGTGTCGAAGGACATCACGAATCCCCTGCGCTCACCCTCAACGATTCCTGCGAGCATTTGGGTGGGGCGCACGCCTGTCCATAGCCCGTTCCAGCGGAAGGTAAGCTGCGCGTCTGGCGAGGGTGAGGAGCCTTGGTCTAGGTCCAGCACGATCATCCCCCGGTGATATCTATTAAGACCCGGCGCGTTGGTCCTCTTGGTCTCTGGGGCTACTGTAGAGATGAGGTAGTTGTCGAAGAACATTGCGCTGGCGAACTGCTTCAACCAAGGCGTGTCATTCTCCACCCACTTGTTCACTTCCCTTGAGAGCTTCCTCATGGAGAAGTAGCGGTAGAACTCTGTCTGGCTGTTGCTATAGAAGGCCCAGCCATCGTGGGAGCGGAACCATAGCTCGGAGTTGACCAAGGCCACATTGGGGCTGGTGCATCCTCGGCCTAGCAGGGAGACTCGCTGGATGTTCGATGTATTCCATTCCGACCTAGGAATGCTGACATCCATCGAGAACGCTCCTCCACCGCAGAGAACCACTAGCGCCCCCTGCCCGCGCAGGTTGTCACCCAAGTCCGGCATCACCTTCATCCCTGTAATATTCCCCATCATTGCTGGAGTAGAGAACGCCCCACCCTCTGCCCAGTATCCAATCTCTGTGAAGTTCTCGGTATTCAGCGTATCGGTAAATCCATTTCCATATATGATGTCTGAAGCGTAGATGCGGTTGAAGCGGTCTGATACGAACACTCGCCCGAAGGCATACTCCATGATCGTGCCAATCGGCATCTTCTTCTGGAATGGATTCAGTCGGTATGGCGGGACGGACAAATCTCCTCCCCAACTTATCGCATTCTGGTAGCCGTTCTGAATGTAGAGCCGATCTTCGGCCTGAACGAACCATGTGTGCAGCATTGCTGGATCATTCCCATCAATGAGCTTGTAGGCATACGCCACATTGTTGACGATCTTGAGGAAGTAGATAACCCCCGAGACGGACAGCACAATCCCGTCGTTCGCCTCATATTTGGTGCGGCGATACAGATAAGAGCCTTGGAAGTTGCCCGTCTGAATATCGTCAACGATAGTCGCCTCTTGCCCCTCACCCGGTAGCATCTTGATGTTGCGGATGCTCGGCCTAGTGCGGTTCACCCCTCCCCTAAAAGTTCGGTTCACCGACTCTGCTACATAGAACTCTGGAAGATAAGATGGATGAGTATCGGCGTCTTGGGCTACGATACTTGTGAATCCATCGAATACTGTCCCTTCACTTGGCATTAGTTAAATATATGAACTCCGTAAAAACTGGCTCGGAGAATTACATCTGTAACCGCTGCTCCAGAATTTGATGCGGTAAACACAATGTCGCTCCCAGCAATTGACAATGATGAAAATTGAATTGTTGATGAAGCAAATTGGGTTTGCATTGAGGATGTTAATGTTGCTCCGTCATAGTCTACAAGAAGTTTGCCAGACCATGCATTGTTGAAGGTTCCAATATTTATACTTAATTCTCCATTGAATCTTGTTCCGACTTTGAATATGGGTATAGCAGTTGTTGTAGGCGTTGCCGCAACCGTAATCCCAGAAACTTGTGTAGACCAACCGTTTGTTGATATAACAGAATTTGCTGGAAATTTGCTTATTGGATTTGCGCACGAAATAAAATGCCCATCTCCAACAAGCCCCGATCCGTTGTATCCCTCTAAACACGAAACTAATGTATTGTTTGCAATTTGCGGATACGAGCTTATTGGCATCAGTATGCCTTTGTTGCAAGACTGGATTAGGTTTTCACTAATCCGAATCGTATTTGAAAATGAGTCAACAAGTATTCCGATATCGAATCCTTCAATCACATTTGCCGTGCAAACGGTGTGTTCAGTATTCGGCCCAGCAATATCATACTGAAATGCAATTCCAACTCCACCAGTAGAGCCTGTTCTTTTTATTGTATTTCCAGTTATTGTAATATTTGATGGTGCTGTTCTTGGACCAGCAATATTATTATCAAGCAGTCTTATTCCATCACCCCATACAAATTGATCGGTTAATTCTCCAATCTCTATGACATTCCCAGTTATTGTGTATCTTACTGCATCCTCTTCAATATGGATTGCTTCTCCAGCAGTTACTCCAGTAAATATGTTATTTGCTATAATGACATTCTTTGCGGACGCAAAACCAAGATGTGCAACAAGCCCGCTATCCGCTCTGCGTGGGGTTTCAAAAAGGTTGTTTTCAATTATGATTTCAGAATAAATTCCATTTGGAGTATTAAATCCAAGACCTTCATCATTTTCATAAAATTTATTATTTATGAATTTCCAATATTTGTGAGTGGATGTGGCGGCGTTTATTTTAAGGAGTGGATATAAAAAGTTGTGAATTGCGCACCCATTCAACTCAAAGTTTGATACTTCAGAAAGTGCGCTACTGCTCAAATTAAACAAGTATGTTAAATGATCTGTGTTTACTTGATCATAACTTGAAAATAAATCGCAGTTAACAAATTTTATCCCGCTGGATATTCCAGAAAGAAAAAATAATGAAGCTACTTGCGTAGGCAATACAGAGAATTTTATTTTTAGATTCTCAAACAATATGTTATTTACATTGCCTATATTAAACGCATTAAGATATGTATTCGTTGTTGTCCTAATATCAATAAAACTAGATGAACCGTCTCCAAGTATAGTTGTATTGCTTCCAAATCCCCCCATTGTTGTTGCATCAGGAAGTAGTATTACATAGTGGCCTGCTGGAAAGTAAAGTTTTTTCCCATTCGCCGCTGTTTTTGCCGCCAAAAAATTGGAGTAATTGTTTGTAACGCCATCTCCAATTAAGCCGAAGTCTTTCACATTTACCACATCGCCAAACCTGTCAGCCAACGAACGAGCAGCAGTACTACCAGTTGCAAGAGCAGTTCCGGTGCTGATATTTCCAAGACCTTGTGGAAACGAGACAACTCCAGCATTACTAACATTCAACACATCCTGCGTAGTTGCGCCTGCATTGCCCCGTGCCAGCTTAATCGTCCCGTCTGGCGACGATGGAACTGCCAAAGTGAAGTTCTGTGTTGCTGTTGGCGATTGTCCTACTTGGACTGCGTTTGCTTTGATGAGACTCATTGTTTAAGTTGTTATTTTATACTGATACCTCTGCTTGAATTAAATATCTGATAATTTTTTTTGTATTTCACTAACTGCTTGTTCTTCAAGTGGAATTTCATTTTCCAAAAGTTCAATGTCTGGAAATATAAGACTTTCCCCATTAATTTCTGCATGAACTTCAGCCATTGTTTTTTCAGTAGACACAGATGCCAGAATGCGAGTTATTTTAATCATTTTAATTATTTTCCTATTACTTGCCAAATTGTTGGCGGGTTATTTAATCCTTTTAATTCAATTGCTTCAAATGGGTTAATTACAAGATTGACTGCTCCGGGGCATCTTATTCCAGAATTATTATGAACAAGTGTAAAAGAGTTAACAGCAGATGCGTTTCTAATTAAAACTCTTGGGTATGAAGCCGGAGATAAGTTTGCTGCGGAAATACTAGTTATATTAACTGGTGCAGAGGGCGTAAAGGCACAATCTGAGTTTCCTATTGTTAATACACCACCCAATTCATTTGGTGCGGAATCAAATGATCCAATATATTGATATGAGTAAATAGATTTACTATTAAGATTTATTGAGGAACCAGCGACAAACCCCGGATGTATTGCATTTTCTATAATCCCTCCAGTTGGATTTAAAAAATGAAGCGACACATTTGATTCATTTGCAATATAAAAGTCATCAATATTGCTTCCAGCAGAGTAGTTTGAGTCAAATAAAATTTTATATACTGAATTATCAATATAAAATCCGTAGTCAGAAAATGCTGATCCTGTACCAATATCACTAGATTTGCAACCAATAATTGATACTGCATATGGATCAGATGTAATTCTATAATTGCACTTTTCTGTAGAAATTGGAGTTGGCGCAGCCCCATTTGGCAATCCGCTTCTATATGCATTACATCCAGTTAATGTTACAAATCCAGAAATTCCTATTTTAAATCCATTTGATGTATTATCGTATGCGAAGCATCCGGTCAATAATATGTTCCCAAGAGATGCTGAACCAACATAATAAAATCCGTTTACATAGTTATTCCAAGAATAACATCCAGTAAACAGGCTTCCTGCCATTGACAATAAAAATCCAGAGCCAGCATTATATCCAGCTTGTAGCTGAACAAAACTACTGTCTCCCCCAGACAAATTAAATCCATTTAGTTTATTGCTAATTGATGTTGTCCTTGAAAACATCAAGTTATTGCAAGAAATCAAGCCAGTTCCATAATCATACGATTTTGTAGTAATTCCATTTTCTGCGCTAAAAGCAGAAATTACAGATTCTAAAATAACATACCTTGACCCTTGAACACTAATTCCATCTCCAGAACTATTTAGATTTACATTTTCTGGATTTGCATTTTTTGATCTATTACCCCAAACAATAATATTCCTCATGCCGCCGCAATGACGAACATCTGTATTGTTGCCACCAATTGTTGTTTCTTGAAGAACCCCAGCATTATTTGTTAACCTGCACCTAATTACAACAACATCTGTATTAAGTCCTGATTTTGCAAAAAGAACACTTCCTTGCGGGGCGGCAGTAAGATTTGTATATTGATTAACAAAAGCAGATGAATCGCCTTGAAGAACAACTCTTTGTGGAATTTCAATTTGTCCAATCAAATAAGTTCCTGTTGGAATATAAACCATTCCACCTCTTTTAAGATATGCTGCGTCAATTGCCGCCTGAATAGCCGCAGTATCATCGGCAACCCCATCACCAACCGCGCCGAAGTCTTTAACATTGATTACATCAGCGAAGCGATCATCAAGATTCCTTGCGGTGGTTGATCCTGTTGCTGTAACAAACCCCTCGTTGACTGGGCCAATTACTCCGATTGTTCCGTTTAGTTGTAGTGACATAATATTATACGATTACCCACGCTTGGCCCGGAGGAACGGTTACGGTTACGCCGGGGACAACCGTGATTGGCCCAGCACTCATTGCGTTCCTTCCGGAGGGAATAGTGTAGTCTGCCGTGACTTGATTATCGTTCAAGTAAAAAACTTTGTCTGATCCACCACCAGTTGGCATAAAGAAAAACTCTTCAATCTCTTCTAGGATTTCTTCAGCTTCCGCAGCACTAGCCGCAGCACTCTGTGCGCTCTGTCTTGCGGCAGAGGCATAGCTTCCGATTTGGTTCAGCTTGCTATCTAGGCACGGGTCGTAGGTTTTGCAGCAGGACATAATGTTATACTATTTTAAGTGTTCCTCCGTCATTCCAGATATCTCCACCGACAAGACCAGCAGAACTTGTTGGAAGACTTGAAAATCTTACCTTCCCACTTGTATGCAAAGTTGCCGTGGGAGATGAGACATTGATTCCAACATTGCCTGTGTTAGAAATTCTCATTCGGAGTTGCGGATTCGCTGAACCGTTTTCCGTTGTAAGAAAATCAAGACGACACGGCATATCGGCGGTTCCCGGTGTGTTGTCAACTACGGCATTGATTCTCGCTCCGGGTATATTGTTTGATCCATCGCCTCCTGCAAAATTGATTGTTCCAAGAACATCTTCATTTTGGACTCTTACAAATGCATTTGTATTGGTTCCTCTGCTTTTTGAAAATGAAATAACTGGAGGTGCTGTCGATTCAGAAGCAGATACAATTCCGATTCCAGAATTTCCTGTTCCTGCCAATATTACATTTTGGGCCGTGTTCCAGACATCAATGTATGAGGTAGTTCCACACAACACCTTTCCATCTGCATTTACAATAAATGGAGTGGCGTCTGGGTTTGTGCTGTCTTCAACTCTAATTGCATTTCCGGTTCCAGTTTGAGTAATAAGAACGCCGTCTCCAGAGCCGGATTGATTTACCGCCACCGCAGCCGAAGAACTATTATCGTTAACGATAACTCTTTTGGCATATCGAATTACTTTTGAAATAACATCTGTTAGTGTCATAGGATAGAATAAACCCTCCATGTTGCACCTTCAAAGCGAAGGATGATTTGATTGGGCCAATTAGTATTTAAGATAAGATTTTCAGCAAGATTTTCAATCAAGGAATTGTTTCTAGCAACGATTGCGTTGTTTGTCCCCCAGCTTGCGGAATGATCTGCTAGAACTATTTCATCAAATTGAGACGGGTTTTGAGGAAGCGATAGAATCAAAGGCCCTGCGGATGTATTAAGACTTAATTTTTCACCATTTGATGCCGTGTAGCTATAATTGATTGCCTTCCACCCAGTCGTTGTTGACCAAGTAAATCCGTTGTTATATTCCAGAACGGCCTTGCCTTCGGGAGCCTCAAGCCATTTAACCCCGCCTTCATTAACAAGGATGGAGTCCTTGCTGGGCGATTGGATTGTCTTTGTGCAGAACGCATCGTCCTCCACCATTACTCGGTTGCCTTTTGTTACGGTTCCGTATGGCTCGCAGACCAATGGTTCTTGATCTTCACACGGAGGACATGGGATGCAATTGTTCATATATTATACTACTGGATTAATATTGTTGCTGCCAGCCGCAAACCCCTTAATCATTGCGTTTCCGGCTTCTGGCGTTGCCAGTATCAATTTCCCCCTTCTTGCGGTATCAAAATCATATCCGATGACGGGCGGGGGAACATACGCTCCTGTAGCACACCTCCAACCAATAGATTCAATTTGTAATACATGAAGTCTGAATGGAGTTTTCCATCCCCAATCAACTGCGTAATCTGTATCGGTATTGTTCGTTGTGATTTTTAATGTCGGCGATGAGCTTTGACGCATGTTAGGCTCAATGTCAGCAACATTTGTCACCTCATCGTAAAATGAATTGTTTAAGATAGATAAGTCCCATGCGCTATTTGGATCAATTGTTCCCGATGAATTATCAATGTCAAATGGTATTACTGCAAAGTATTTTGCGTATAAGTCTATTGTGGCTCCGATTGCTGGAGGGGATGTGAATATAACATTTTGCGTTGGTTGTTGAGCACTTCCGCTTTCCGATGAAAGCGTCCAATTAAATACTTGTGTTCCGTTTACCTTTACTTCCAATGTTTCAGAGAATGTCAACGATGCAGTAGTTGATGTAGCCGTTGCGTTATTGTTAAGCTGTAGCGTTTCTGTATCAACAATGCTGTCAATTACTGTGTTTGCCGGTATTCCCCCACCAACAACTTTTAGACCGGGATAATATTTGTAAGTGCTTTCAACTTTTATTTGATTGCTTCCCGTTGTTGTTTCGCAATTGTTTTCAGTATAGCTAGCAGTTGGCCTTACAAGAGGGCATGCAAATGTTGTTTCAGTTCCATTCCCTGTGTGATTCAGGATTCTTTGGAAAATTCGATAATCTCTAAATTGGCATCCGGAAACATAAATACCCCTTATTTCAGAATTTGCTCCAAGCGGCTTTGCGATTACAAACGACCTATTGCCCCTTGAGAATGATCCCCATGTAAAAACGGTGTCGGATATGCCAATTCTGCCAAATGTATTGAATCCTGAAACCATCTCTATAATAATTGGACCATTATCAATGTAGCATCCAGTTATTTTTAGGTCTGGCTGATTGTTGCGAACAAGAATTGTAGGAGCCTCATTATCTGTGCTTCCGTTAAATATATGGGTATCGCTTACAAGTAATGATATACTTTCGCTTAATATTCCGATTTTGCAATAAGATATTGTGCTTGCAATAATTTCGCTATCCCCTGAAAGAATTTCAATTCCAGTAATAGTCCTTGAAGCATCATACAAATCGAAGTCTCCGCCACTTAAATTACACGCATTTATTCTAATTGGATTTTCGGCAGTAATTCCTTTAAGATAAAAATTCGTAATATTGCATCCGTTAATCTCACTTTCTTGATTATCAGGCAAATTAAATTTAATTCCATTGCCGTTCTTTTGGCAGTAAATATGGGTATTTTCAAAAATAATTCCGTAAACGCTTGAAGGTGTAGTTCCGCTTACATTAAATGCAAATGCGTTTGGATTTGCAGTAACAACTCCAGTTGTTGCATTTCGATTCCCAAATCCAGATTTCAAGAATATTTGGCAATTCTTGATCGTTTTGTATTGCCCGAAGAAACCTGATGTGGGAGGAATTACTTCAATTTCACTTTGAAGTTCTGCCTTCCATCCCTCGCAATCCAGCGTATAGTATTTGAAGCTTGTAAGAAGTTCATCTACAGCGCGCTTTAATGCAACGCTACAATTTGCTGCACTAACATTCCAATTGCTTCCCATGTAAATTTTACGATAATCGGTAAGGACAATCGGTTGCGATTTGAGTTCAAACTTAACGGTTGGTGATGAGATTACAAGAAACCCATCAAAGATTACAGGTGCATTTGAAACACAATTGCTTGTTACAACAAAGTTTCCATTGGGGATCAGGACTGTTTTTGTTGTTCCCGCATATGCAAGTGCTGCTTGGATTGCCGCCGTGTCGTCCGTAATTCCGTCTCCAACCGCTCCAAAGTCACGCACATTTACAATGTCTGCTGTGCGAGAGACAAGGTTTCTTTGGGAAGTAGTCCCTGTCGCAAGAAATGGAGTGAACTCATCAAAATCAAAATCCACCCACATGCCGTTATCCCAAACAAACATTTTGTCCGAAACAGTATTAAAATAAAGAGCGCCTTCTTGTAGCGGATTCCCTTCGTTGTCTGTGGTTGGCGCTACTTCAAACGATCCGAGGTAAAGGGCATTGAACTGGAGCCAGTAATTTTCTGCATTTTGAGCCGCGTTTTGAGCGTCTACAGAATATGTTTGAGACTGCCGAGCGTAGTTGGCGGCGTTTCTGACCAACTGGTTAACCGCCGAAGAGTCTGGCGTGCAGGGGTCGCAGTTCGATTGGTAGCAGTTTCCCATAGGTTTCTAATTATCGTCAACGATAGTTGTTCATTTGTCTAGTGCAAGTTTTATCTTGCCTCAAATAATTCATATTCCGGCGCTGGCTTCGCCCCCGATTCGGCGGCTGGCATGTATACACGCAGCCACCATGCTCCCGTTGGCTTTGGTGGTTTGCCCGTCTCAATGTGCCATCCCCCATACCCGTCCCCATATTCTTCCTTGTAGCCCGCGATCTTCACATGGGCTTGCCGTTTGATCTCGACCTTGTTCTTGTGGTTGAGCTTGATCCTCTCGATGGCTACTTGCCAGCTTTCGTGGACATGGCCGGATACCACAATGTCGGCGTCCGAGACATAGACTGCTTGCCTGTTCGTTTGGATCACGCCCCTTGTGACCGGACCTCCTCCACCACTGCCGTGAAAATACCAGAGGACGATTGATCCGTGCTGGCGGTTTTTATCTGACACTTGGATTCGCACGTAGCCAGAGTATCCTCCACGCCTAGCAATGCCTCCGGTTGATCTGATTCTTTCTGCAAGTCTCTCATTTAAGTCGCTTTCGTGATTTTTGTTGATGGCCGATTCGTGATTGCCGTTGCCTCTCACCGTGAGGATTTTAGCGTAAGGTTTAAGGTATTCAGCCGCCGTGTTCACCAAACTATCCAAATAGTTCCCGTTCTGGTGTTCCGGCCTAATGTCATTCTTGTGGCTGCGCTTGTCATACTTGCCCTGCATGGCGCAGAAGAAGTCGCCGAAGTCCAGAACGGGGGCGTTGCGCTCCATTGCGAGGTCTAGGTGCTTCTTGAGCTTTTTACGATCACAATGAGGGTTGTCCCAATGGACATCTGATTGAAGGAGGAACCATTGTTCATCCCCGACCTTACTCATGTTCACATCGAAGACATGGACATTGCGGCTTACTTCTTTGAAGTTCCATTTACTCATAGGTGTTTTTTGAGTTCTTGCATGAATCTGTCGTATTCTGACGGTTTCAAGTCATTCTTGCGGTTAGGGCTTACTGTCCTGTGATCGGTGACATCTTTTATCGTCAACGATAATCTATTCATCCGGGGGGCTAAATACTCTATAGCAGAATCAATCATCTCTTTGGTGAGTGGTTCCTTGTAGGTATCTCCCTCGAACGCCACTCCGAGGCTCCAACTATTCAGATCGGGTCTGCTGCGCCAAAAGCTCTTCCCTGCGTGCCATGTCCTTTGGTTGTCGGATGCTAGGATTGTGCGCTCTCCGTCTCGTTTAATGATACAATGATAACTAACTTTGCTATCTGGATTCAAGCACCACGCTACCGATCCCGCGTAGCTGCCAGATGTATGGTGGAGGACTACCGCCTTAGGTATGATTACTTTCCCCCTTGAGAAGTTAGGGGTTTGCCGACTAACTTCTTTATACTTGGGCTTCACTTGTCGCGGAGCGTTCTCGTCGGGATCTCGTAGCTGAACGTCCCGTAGTCGGTGGTGAATCCGACTCGTAAGGTTTCGCACCCAGTCAGCAATAAGATTACCAACATACATAGTGCGGCAAGGGCTATTAGCGAGCGGTCGTTCATTTCTTTTCGCGGCGGAATACTTCGTATGCGCCAATGAGTCCGATGACTGCCGTGCTGATCGCGCCGAATTGCTCGGGGTCGAGCTTCAGTCCGACAAGCGCGGTGATGGTTCCGATTCCAGCCCAAGTGGATTTCTCCTTCAGGCGTTTGAGGATGATATCTACAATCTTCATAGTCTTGTTATCTTCTTCCACATATAGACGCATGTCAAGACGCCAGCGATCAAGCCGACGAATGCGCCCGAGATTCGCAGTCCAGCTTCAAGGTGGGGGAGCGTAGACACCAACACTCCAGACACGCTTGTGGCGGTTCCGATGATTCCAGTCATAGTGGGATGGTCGTTCATACACTCAAGTTCTGGAACCCACGGGCGATCTCTTGCGCGATCAAGAGTTCCTGCTGATTAGAGTTCAACACCGCAAAGCAACTAAAGCTAATCGGATTATCGTTGCCGATACTCGTCGCTATTGTCAGGTATCGCTCGTATCTCATGGTGTCTGGGTTCTTTTCTTCTGTGCAGGCGAGGCTCATACGGCTTCCCATTGTCTCTCCACACGATCAGAGAACCAGACTACCTTCGGTGTCCACTCTCCTTCGGCGGGCTTTTCGATTTTGACCAGCGGGATGATCTGTGGCTCTACCCAGTCTTCTGGTGTGGGATAAGGGGCGAGCGTGTCCATCCGAGGATTGCCCTCGTCATCCAGCACGATACTGATCAGTTCCTTGGTTCCATCTGCGAAGATTACTCCGTATGTTTTCATATTGATTAGGTTCCGTATGCGACTTCAACTGCATCTACAGATGCGACCCACCGCCATGTTTCGCTTGTGATTCCTGTTGGACGGATGCGAACATAATCGCCTGCATCCACGGTGGCGACTTCTAGCGTTGTTCCAGCAGCGTTGTCTGTGCCAATCGTAATCGGTGCGTAAACTTCTGAAGATGTAGCAGCGACATTCTTGACAGCGTATTGGCGCTCGTAGGTGGCGACTGCCGAGCCGTCTGATTTTGTTCCGACCACTTTGATGTTTAGGAAAATGACCTTGCCAGATGGGATCGTGAGATATGTCGTGCTGCCATCCAATGCCATCTCTACTCCAGTATTGGTAGTAGTCTTGCAGCGAAGGACGAAGCGGGCGCGTTGGGCGTCTCCTGTTGCCGATCCAGCAAAAGAACCACTAGCGTGCGCCTGCATCGAAAGGCGGTCAGCCAATGCCCCTCGGCTTTGAGCAAAGGAATATGTTCCTGTGGTAGATACATTATCTCCACTCGCTAAAGACAAGATTCCTCCAGCAGAAGCTACATTTCCAGCGATAACGGCACTTGCGTTTGCGGTAACGGATGAACTTGCTGCCGCAAAAGCTCCGGCTCTGGCGCCAGAAACGGTGCAGTGAATTGTTGCCACAAGTGCAGAATCGCTTCCAGATGCAACTTGAGTTGCCGCTGTTCTTTGATTTTGTAAATCAACAGCATAAGTTCCCCTTGCATTTCCTCCGCTTGCCGCGCCATTTGGCTTCGGCCCAAGAATCAGCGCTCCCGTGCCTTTCGGCGTGAGGACTAGCGCGGAGTTGGTTTGTCCTGCGTGTGAGTTTACAATGGCGACATTTGCTTGTGTAGAGGTTGTAGCATCGTCGATCACGATGTCGCTACCTTGTGCAGTATACTGACCCGTCCCGTCTGCGCGGGGAACTGCGTTGTCTACTGTCCCGAGCGTTCCACCCAGCGTTCCAAATGCAAACTCTGTGCCTGCATCGTCTTTTCCGTAGAAGCGCCCGTCTGTCTTAGGATACAGCGCAACAGTATTTGCTGGCGGGGTAGCCGAGCTTGATTGCTCTGTGAATACTG